TCGTTGACCGCATCAATCGGACGCTGAAAAAGCGCCGGCGGTTGGCCAAGAAACAGCGGATGCGGGTGGATATTTACGCACTCGCTAAGGCCATCAAGAACGGCGACCTGCCTTTCGATCCTGAATGGTATAAGTGGACCTATCAGGGCCCCAACGATGTCACGGCAGATCGGCGCTACGATTCCGCGGCAGACCTTGACGAATATCGGGCTGGATGGGTTAACGGGCGGGACATCCAGGCAAAGCGCGGTGGTGACTTCAACCAAAAGAGAAGCGTGCGACAAGAGGAAGTCATGGACCTTTATAAGCGGGCTCAGGCGGTCGTCGATTCGACCGGCGGCCAAATCAGCCTTCAGGAAGCTGCGAACCGAATCGAGCAACTTGGCACCGTTGGATTCACGATGGCGAGAAAGGACCAGGGATCGAACGCAATCGAGGACGACACAGGCGGCGCTGATAGTGGCGCAGTTGATGACAACCGTCCCCCGCAGAAAGGAAAATCGAAGTGAAACGGTATCCATACGCCGTCCAGAAGCTTTTTTACGAGCCGCTGATTATCACCCCGGCGAGACATGCGTCACTGTGCAAGATCCTTGAGTCGCGAATGGCTGGCGACGGTGTAATTCCAGACATTGAACCGGACGACGACGGGACGGACGATGGAGAGTTGGATGTTAGGGGCTCGACGGCGGTTATCCCGGTTCACGGCGTAATCACGGCCCATGCTAGCGACATTCCGGCGTCTAGCTGCGGTTGTGGCCTTGACGTCGTGAGTCAGCAGGCCAAAGCCGCGCGCGCGGAGCCGGGCGTCGAGCGGATCGTGTTTCATTTCAGGACTCCAGGCGGCAGCGTGACGGGAACGCCAGAGGTTAGTCGTCTCATTTCCAGCATCCGCGACAAGGAGACCATTGCCTATACCGACCAAGAGTGCTGCTCGGCTGGCGTCTGGATGGCTTCTCAATGCGAACATTTTTACACCATGCCATCAGCCAGCGTCGGTTCAATCGGGGTTTGGTGCGCTTATTTGAACCTTACCAAGCAGATGGCGATGGAAGGCGTCGAAATCGAGTCTTTCCAAGGCGGCAAGTATAAGCTCTTAGGCGCTTACTGGAAAACCATGTCCACAGACGAGCGGGCGATGTTACAGGCTGACGTGGATAGCATTTACTCGCAATTCAAGGACGCTGTTAGCCTGCATCGCGAGGTTTCTACCGAATACATGGACGGCAGGATTTTCGATGGAGAGAAAGCTTGTGAAATCGGCCTATGCGACGGGCTCTATGAGTCACTGGACGATCTGATCGACGCCATGGAGGAAGGTTCGGACTAAGGACCGATTGTTGACGCCGCGCCACGGTCAATATGGCGCGCTTTTGGAACGTCGGTAAGGCTAACGCGGAAATCGCTCGGCTAGAGCAACAGCTCGCAGCCGTCACCAAGGAACGAGACGAGGCGGCAAGCGCCATCGAGTCCAACACTTCCGAGGCTGCGACCGCCGCAACTCAGCTTGAGGCCGATCTTGTCACGGCCCGCGCTTCGATTGCGACCCTGACCACCGAACGTGATGCCGCGGTTAAACAATCCGCCGCACACGTCGCCACCATTTCCGACCTGAACGCCAAACTGGCTAAGGCGTCCGAGGAAGTTCCCGTAAAGGTTGCTCAACAGGTCGCCAGCACCCAGGCCGCATTAGGCCAGCCCCCACTGCCCGCTGTTCCGAAAGAAGCCGCAGCCGCAACCGCGGACAAAGAGAAATTCGGCCGCGAGCGGGTTTTGTCCGCCTGCCGGGCCGCGCTTTCAACTCTCGGGTACGTCCAGCCGCAGAAGAACTAACCACCACAACGATTTATGGCCGACACATTTTTAACACTCCTCGACATCACCAAGCAGAACGGCACGGACCTCGCCGTTGGCGTCATTGAGGAAGTTCGCACCTTTGCGCCCGAGGCCAACGTGATTGGCGGCCGGCCGATTCGCGGCACGACCTACAAAGGTTTGGTGCGCCGGACGCTTCCTGCCAACCCGACTTTCCGCGCTGCCAACCAAGGCACCAACGTCGTGGCCAGCACCTGGGATCAACGGGTGAATCAATGCTTTTTCATGGATGCTCAGATGCGCGTGGACGAGGCGGTCCTCGACGCTTCCGAGTTCGGTCCCGAATGGACGATGGCCAACGAGGCAACCGGCGTCATCAAGCAAAAGCTTGTAGCCCTCGGCAATCAGTTTTACTACGGCAACCCATCGACAACCGATTTCGGTTTCGCGGGCCTTAACAAACTATATGACCCGGCGACAATGGAAGTCCTCGCGAATCCCACTGGCTCGCTCGGCGCAACGACCTCCAGCGCATGGCTGGTTTGCAACGTGCCGGACGGTTGCGAGTTCATCTACGGCAACAACAGCGGATTGATGCTCAAGCAATGGGTGCCCCAATACGTGCTGGACACCAATAGCAAGCAGTATAGGGCGTTCCTTAACAATCTCTCGGGTTACGTCGGGCTCTCGTTCAACTACACCAAGAGCGCCTGCCGTATCAAAAACCTTGTGGCCTACGGCACCGCGTCCAACACGGTTTTGAGTGACGCTCTGGTTGCTCAGGCTTTGGCCCTGTTCCCGGTTGGCACCGTGCCGACTCACCTGTTCTGCACACGCCGCGACCGCTTGGGCCTGCAGCTTAGCCGAGTCCCGGCTTACAACTCGACCGGCAATAGCGCGATCACCTCCAACCAGGCATTGGCCAGTGTTCCTACTCCCACCGAGTCCAACGGCATCCCGCTTTACGTGACGGATTCACTGCTCACAACCGAAACTGCCAGCGCAGCCGGAACCGCTAGCTGGTAACAATCACCCAAACCGACACACTTTTATGGCGACACAAGTTCAAAACCGCAGGCTGATACGCGATGCCGCGGCGACAATGACGCTGACCAAGGTATTGCCGGCGGCTGGCGCCACCAACCAGACCGGCACGATTGACCTCGGGACAGGCCCTTGGCACCCAGAAGAACTGACAATCGAGGTTTCGATCCCGGCGTTGGCCGCCCATACCGACACGACCAAGAACGTCACATTAACACTTCAGGACAGCGCGGACGATTCCAGCTATGCCAACACGGATTCCGGCACGAATGCCAATCCAGCGATTACGATTACGACTCCCGGCGTGGCATCGACCGGCACCGCGGCCCGCGTTGTGACGGTTCACATTCCGCCCGGCGTTCGGCGCTATCTGCAATTTACTCAGGCCGTGACCTCTGGCGGGCCTACGCTCACCGCGAGTTCGATCACGTATTCGGTCCTGAACTGATTTTAGTGGGTTGTTGATTGGGGCAGCGGCTGGCTGGAAATACCGGCCAGCCTTTTTTACTTATGAAAAAGCTAACTTTCGCAATTCTGGCGGCAATAGTGGCAATCGCGCTGGTGGCGCGAGCAACGATTTTCAACCCGTCCAATCTTTATTCGACCACGAACGTGGCGATTATGACTGCCCCGGCGTCTTATACGAACTACACCGGGTCTGCGTTCTTCCTTGAGGCCGATCTTTATCACACCTTCCAAGCCTACAACTCGGGCGCCAGCAACGAAGCATTCGCAATCGACCGCAGCCTGGACGGGATCAACTGGGTAGTAGTCGGGACAAATCTTTGCTCCTCGAGCAATGTAGTGGACACCACAACCACGGTCGGCCACTGGTCATACTTTCGCTGTCGCCAAATCGGAACCAACTCTGCGATTACTGTTACCTATTTGGGGGGTAACTAAAATGGCCGGCGGCATAAACCTCCTTGCCCTAGAGGTTGACTTTGCCCTTAGCACGCTAGAGATAGCGACCGGCAATCAGACCTTCACTTGGCAAGGAGGCGACTACGCTTGTGTGCCCCACATGACAGACGACACGGTTATGTTTGGGGCTGGCGGATTCACGCCGAGTTCAACCCTCGAGCTAGACGTGCGGGCGGGAGTCCTGCCGACACCTGGACCAGAGCCAAAACAGTTCCTTGTCTACCCGACCGGCGGAAAGCGTTTCCGCATTACGGACGTTATCACCAACCCCGATTTGTCGCTGCGAATCAAGTGCAACGACCCAGCGCGCGCGGCGGGAATCAAAGAGCGGGAGATGTAATGGCCGAAGCCGCTAAATGGGACCAAAGCGGGTTTGACGCGAGCGTGAGGAAGTATCTCAAAACCCTACCGGA